GGCTATGTCATTTTTTCAAGCTGTGATAATACCGGTTTTAAATTTATAGAAGATGGAATGGGTATGACGGGGGGAACTACCGGCACTACTTGGGGTTATTATCGAGGTTATTATGTGGCATCGGGAGTTATTACTCAAGTTAATCTAATTACCGATTCAACTTTCACAGCTGTTGGCACTGTCGCTTTATACGGAGTTAAATAATGAAACCACAAGTAATGGATGTAGATGTCAATACAGGCGAAAGCACAGTTCGCGAAATGACTGATGCTGAGTTTGAAATTTATCTAAAGGATCAGGCAGATGACGAAGCTCGCGCAAATAGTCAAGAATAAGGTAGTTGCCTTCTTTGATGACGAAACCGATTTTTTGCCGGACAATTCACACTTTATCAATGTCGATGAGTACCCTGAAGTTGAGATAGGTTGGAATTACGATGGCGAATTCAGCCAAGCTTTGTAAAGCCGGTCAGCAATTAAGAACTCAAATTGATGATGATTATCCTGAGCGCGATAGGCGCAGTGATGGCTGGATTGCTGATGCTCGCCATTTGGCGAAGGGTAATTCGGATCATATACCGGTCGATGGAATAGTCAGAGCAATTGATGTTGATTCTGATTTAGGGTCACATAAAGAAGAAGTTTTTGCATTGGTTGAGAAGATTCGCAAATGCGCTAAACGAGGCGATAAGCGGATTAAATACATCATCCATAATGGTCGGATAGCTTCACCAATTCTTAACTGGAAGTGGCGCAAATATCGCGGGACCAACCCGCACATTTCCCATTTTCATATCAGCTTTACAACTTTGGGAGACAACAACGGCAAATGGTTTGACCTCGAAGGAGAGAGAGATAAAAATGGCAGAGTTAAAGAAAATGGCGGGAAGCTGGGCCAAGACATTTCTAGCAACAGCATTAGCGACTTATATGGCAGTGGGCTTAGATGCCGAGACAATAATCAATGCTGCTATTGCTGCCGTATTGCCGAGCATAATCAACTGGCTTAACCCTAACTACGAGCGTTACGGCAGAGTAAAGTAGTGGCCCCTGGGGACATTGCGGCATTTATTGCCTCGGTGCTCGGGTCTATTGGCTTACTTATTGCTGGCTTGAGATACATAATCAAATTGGAAAATCTGCCTATTGTGTCGCGCCTGGACAAGATGGAGTCTCAGTTAGAATTGGCACTCCAAAGAAAGGTGGCAAAAGGTGGCAGCTCAAAAACGCGTTAAGAAATCTGTCAAAAAGGTTGCTAAACGCCGCCGCACTACTAAAGAAATACCACTGACCAAGTTGGATTTTTGGGCGATTGCCTGTAATGAGGTCTATATGGCTTGCCGCCGCGCTGGTATGGATGAAGGTATTGCCCTGGCATTTGCAATGGACCGAGAGTCTTATCCTGATTGGATTGTGGATCCCAAACAGCCCGAGGTCAAACCCTTCGAAGAAGATGAGGACGAAGACTAATTTTCAGAGAGGTCGAATTATTTGAATGGCTTAAGGATCGGATTCCCGACCTAGAGCCCTCAAGACCGACCGACAAATTTGATGCTATCTCGATGGATTATCGGGCCATATTTGAATTGAAATGCCGCAGGACCCACTATGACGATCTAATGATTGAGCAGCACAAGTGGCACAACTTGGTCGAAATCGGGGCTCTAAAGGCCCTCAGAGCGTTTTATATCAGTTCTACTCCTCTCGGTATCTACTGCTGGGAGTTAGACCCTTTAAACGCCCCTAAATGGCAAATGAAGGCATTACCTAATAAGACTGATTTCGCGCACAGCCGCGTAACAACTAGGCCGGTGGGTTTTCTGCACATAGACACAGCCTTTGATTTATTGCGACACTCCGAAAATCCATTTGCCTAAATCCATTTAACTAAATACATTTATCTCACTAAATCCATTTATCAGGGTTTAGAAGGGAGAATAAATGATAGTAACGCCGCCATTAATTCGATTTGATAGCACATCAGGTGCTTGGTCGGATGGCAAAAACTATGTAAAAGGCCAATTAATCCGCCGTTATGCGATGGAATCATTAGGCCGTAAATCAGTTAGGGGTCGGTTAAGTCGGGATGAAATTTCGGCCTACTGGCTAGACAGATTTGGGGTAAATGCTGATGTCCAATAACTTCACAGCCGAGCAAATAGCCTGGATTGTTATCTTCTTGTGGCTAGGTGGATTGCTATTGGGATCATCAATTATGTCGATGAAGGCCAAAGCATTTAATGAAGGCTTTAAACGAGGCAGAGCTTCAATGAGAGCACACAATGGGACTCGATGACTACTCAGACCGCAGTGCGACCGATTGGCTCGAAGAAGCTAGTTCTACCCTCCAAGAGAGGGGGACAGACTATGGTGACCCGAGGCACAATCTATTACGCATTTACAAAATCTCGAGATTACTCGGTGTTCAGCTCCGAGACCCATCTGACATATCAATTGTCTTTCTCGCGACCAAACTCAGCCGCATTGTGGAGTCTCCAGCGAGGGAGGATTCGTATCTCGATCTCATTGGATACGCCGCTATCTTTTCTCAATTGCGATTTACCACACCGGATGATTGGAGCGACATTGAGTTTGATGCGAAATACGAATAGCAACCAATGGTGTGATACTTGCAAGGGACGCTGGGGCCAATTAAAGGATGGCACCTGGCATTACAAGGCAATGTCACCAGCTGTGTGGAGGGTAATTAGCGAGTCACCGCTACGCGCTGGCATCACTCGTTTCTATTGTCAGCCCTGCGCTGATGATGTTCAGAACTGGCCTGATGGCACATTTTATTCATTGAAAGAACAATTAACCGATGCAGTAACTAAATACAATAAGGGAGCGTATTACGATGAGCAATTGGCTTGAAGATTATGAAGGTGTTTGGGATCGTTTTGAGAAGTTCAAAAAGGATTATCCCGACTACCGCCACAAGTCACACATATTGGCTGAGTCATTAAGCAGTCAGTCAGATGTATTTATCATTAAGACCGAGTTATATCGAACCTGGAATGACGCTGAACCATTCGCTACTGGATTATCGAGCGAAGTAAAGAGTAAGCAATACAGTATTGAGCTCTGTGAGACTGGGTCATTAGGTCGAGCATTAATGATGGCCGGTTATCCTGCTAAACCTAAGGGAGCGAATGTCCCATTGAAGCCAATTCAAACAACCAAGCCTGCATTAGCTGAGTTTGTCCGGGAGCAACGCCCGAATCATCCTGACCCAATTGTGTGGGATGTCAGCGCAATTGCTGATCAGTTGGGTGCTGAAGTGATCGATGAAATTCCTCTATGCCCGGGAAATTGTGGCCCAATGGTGCTTAAGCAAGGTACTAAAGAAGGGAAGGAATATCGCGGCTGGGTGTGCCCAATTCCAAAGTCAGGTCATCCAGCCAAGTGGATGAAAATCGGATCTGATGGGCACTGGGTCTTTCAGAAATGATTAGCGATGCTCATCCCTTCAAGTGTGGAAATTGCAAAAAGGTGACCGCACAAAGACTGGTCAATATCTATGACAGTGAAATTATTGAGGGTGAGAAAGTTTGGCTAACTGAATGTCAGAATTGCTTTGAACAGCGGTTGATTGATCCAGCTGAAAGGTTGGCCAATAAAGAAGATGACATTACAAGATGCGACCAGTGCGGTAATTACAAGATGAAAGCCGCTAAATGCCGTATCTGCCTAATAGCTGCCGGCCAGGAGAGAATTAAGGAGCTTTACTGGACCGGTGGTGCAACAATGGAAAGGTTTGTAGATGCCGACTTATGATTTCTATTGCTCGTACTGTGATGATCAGTGGGAAATTTGGTTATCGATCGAAGCGGCTAATCAGACAATGGTTTGTCATTGTGGCAGTCCATTAAAGAAATTATTCAGTGCAACACCAACACATTTTAAGGGAGACGGATGGGCATCAAAGAGTTAAGCCTGGAGCTAGCGGCAGTCAGTCTGATTGCTGATGAGGCATATAAGGCTAAGAATAGGTTGCGAGAAGCTCTACAAGCTGAGATGGAAAAAGTCGGAGCGGACCGCGTAAAGGCTGAGTTTGAAGGTGAACAGATTGCTTATGTGACAACAACTAAGCCTAAGTTCAAATGGGTGATCAAATCAGACAGAAAGTTTATTGATTGGGTGAAAGCCAATATCCCGAGTGAAGTAGTTGAATCAGTAAGGGAATCGTCAGTCGATGCGATATTGGATAAATTCAATTATCAAGATGATGTAGTAATTGATCCTAATGGTGAGATAGTTACTTGGTTGGAGGGTACGGAAAGTAATCCATACCTGACTACTAAGTTCGCTGCTGAAGGGAGAGAAACGCTGAAGAACGCGTTTCAATCAGGCCAATTAGAATTTAAGAAAATATGGGAGTTGGAATAATAGAAAGGCTCTGACCTGCGGTTATGTTCACATACTTGACAAGGGGAGTACACTCCCTCGAAGGCGGGGCCCTAAGGCAGCCCGTCGCTGAAGTGTCTAGGGGCGGCTATTGCCTTCGCTTGATAGCTACGGCGTTATTAGCTGCCGTACTTACAATAATAAATCAACAGCCATCAAAAGCAGATATGAATCTAAAGCTGTATGCATACAACCTTCTATCTTGGCAAGACTTTCAGTGTTTTAATTGGCTAATTCACTATGAGTCTAGGTGGAATCCAAAAGCAGTGAATGGTTCTCACTATGGGCTGGGCCAGATGAGATCCACCTGGTACAGAGACCTCAAACCTAAACAGCAAATCAGAGCGCATATTAAATACATAAATGCTAGGTATGGCGATAGCTGCACCGCACTCAATCACTTCGAGCGCAAGGGTTGGCATTGAGTAGTCTGAAGAAAGGTGGAAGCACAACTAAGTGGCGCAAGATACGAGAGCGCATACTCAAAAGGGATGATTATACCTGCCAGTATTGTGGGCAATATGGGGACACTGTGGATCATATTGTGCCGAGAAGCCTCGGTGGAGACGATCACTTTGAAAATCTTCAAACCCTATGTCGCACCTGTAATTACTCAAAGGGAGGCCGTCTAGGGCCCTTAAATGGCCATTCTAGGACCACCCCTGGTTTTTTTGCTGCCCCGAGAACAC